ACCAGTTGCAAATCCTACAATGGGACCTAAGAACTGTTCTAAATCACCTGGTATTGCTTTTCTAATACCTTTAACAATCTTTTTTAGAAAGAACTCCGGCTGACCTGTAACAGGGTTAATAGAGTTTAATTCGTTACCAACAATGTATCGACCAGGCTCTATGCCCATGTCTACCATTGTCTTAAATAATCTTTTCTTCAATACAGGGTTTCTGTCTAATACTTCCATCGGCACAACAGTTTCACCTTCTGCTGCATGCACCATGTATGTATCTTCAAAACGTCCAAGTCCTCCTAATGAGGATACGAAACTTTTAAATTGGTTTAGTGACTCAAGTCCCTGCATAATATTATGTTGTATCTCCAAATATATCTAAGCTATTAACTTTGATAGCGACATCTCTTTTGATGTGTTTTTCTTCTGTGGAAGTTGCAGGGTTTTCGACGTCCGCCAATGCTTCTTTTTCATCAGCGTATTCTTTTCCTGTTTGCGTATTAGTAATAGTAATCTTAGTTTCAACAGGCAAGATTTCAATACCCTTACCCGCTAATACGGTTTCATCTTTTTTTATACCCATTTTCCCATCCTTTTGCAATATAATAGTTTTAACATTTCCATCTCTTTCTAGCCTGTCTTAACCTTGAATTAGGGTCCTTTGCGGCTTTTGGAAACTTCTTCATTTGTCCTGCACTTCTTGCACAAAACGACTTTCTTCTTTTTGCTGCCTTGCTACCTGGTTTTACTTTACCTGTAACAGCAGTCTTTAATTTAGATCCAGGATTATCTCTACGGTATTTTGCAACACCGGCAGCAGTCATACCTGCTCCTTTGTCCGTGGCTCTAAAATACTTTTTAGTCTTTGGTGGCTGTTTATCTCTTTTTCTTACCATTGATTATGCCTTGGATTTTTTTGTTGTTTTACGGCCTCTTCGCAAAGACTCTTTAGCTCTTTTCGCAATCGCTGCTTGTTGCGTTTTGCCAGCGACTTTACTTCTTTGTTCAACCACAGTAAGTATTTGAATTTTTCTAGCAAACGGTTTGTTAATCCTTTTAACTTTCGCAACGGTACGCCTTGCGTCAGCTGGAGTTGCGTATTTAATAGATACAGTATCTTTAGGGTTTTCATCTGTGTATAATCTTCTACCGCTGCCTTTAGGTTTTTTACCTGTGCCTTTTTTAGGATCTTTTCTTTTTGCCATTTTTTAATACAGTTTGTAAAGTTTTAGCTTGCCCAGCGTGTGATTTAGAAGCTTTTTTAAGCGCGCTTATTACTTTTTTTACTTTTTTTCTTCTTTGATTTTTCAACACCTTTTATAACTCCTTTGTTTTTTGAAGCATAGAAAACAGCTTTAGCATCTTTGCCGTAAGTCTTTTTCATAGACTTCATAATCTTTTTACCCTTTTCGTTTAGTGGCACCTTTTTTCCTCTTTGCAAATGTAGCAACATTAGTTGGCTTACCACCGACTCCTTGTGCTTTTGATCTCTTTCTAGATACAGCAGATTTTATTTGACCTTTAGTCATGCTAGCAGCTTTCGCTCTGGGGACACATTTAGGATACTTTCGTTTGGCATCTTTCTTTTGTTTAGATCTACCACACTTAGCAAAGCCTCCACCTTTTTTCTTAGAACCGATGTCGACCCAGTCCTGCTTAAACCACTTCGCTAATCCTTTGTGTCCAGGCATTAACTTTTCTTTGTTTTCTTTCTTCTGTTTTTCATAACAGCACCACAACCTTTTGCAATACCACCTTGAGAAAAACTAGAAACTTTTTTACGATCTTGAGATATTTTATTAAAATCTATTACCTCTCCACCCATGGCTTTTTTAGGACCTCTAAAGTCTTTTCTCTTTACGCCACTAGGATCTTTAATCTTACCTGCACAAATCTTAGAAGCATAGGCATTTGCATACGCTGAGGGATAAACTTTAAATTTACGCTTAGCTGCAGCTTTACCTCTTGGACATAACTTAGTCATTACTTTTTCCTTACTGTTTGTTTAGCTCTAGCGAAAGCTTTTGCTGTAGGAGCGCCCTTAGCACCCTTTTTACGCATTTTACCACCGCGTTTACGTTTAGCATGAATATTAGCGTAAAGACCTGGCCGTGCCATTATTTTTTCCTCTTAGGCTTTTTCATAGCTTTTTTCTTAGCAGCAACAATAATATCCCCTCTGGTAATTTTATCTCTAGGTGGATACATAGCCGCTAATTTTTTATTCTTAACTGCTTTTTTCTTTGTCTTTTTCATAATTTTCCTATCTGCTAGATATCTCTAACACACTTATAATTATACTCAAGTCATTACCGTTTTGAGCCTGAGCCTGTATTTTTTCTGACTCTTTAGCTACAAGTGGAGCGGGAGCTGCCACAGAGCTGTCAGACGTATCCTGCGCCATATTACCTGTCGCTAGAATTTCTTGGGATCTTTTAGCTTGTATAGTACGATCCGTTTCTAAATTATAACTTATACTGTTACTATCTACAAGTGATACAGATATATTACAATCATTAGCAGTATCCTCGTTAGATACGCGAATAGACTTAATTATAGCAGCTTTTTCTGCTGGTACAGTGTATATTGTTGTTAAAGCGTTAGTAGATAATTTAGCTTTAAAGTTTGTATATATATTAGACATTTACGATAAAAAAAATGAAAGCCTTTCTTCTTCTTCTTTTAGTGTTTCAGGCACATAAGTATTATTTAAAATAAATATAACTTGTTCTAGAGTTTGAACTAGTTGAGATAGTTGCTCTCTACTATACTCTTCTGTTGCTTCTGGTAAACGTGGTGTTACGATTTTAGCCATTAAGCTCCTCTCATTCCATCTGGTTTCATATCTAATCTAAGTGTTCCATATCTCCACTTATCGTCAACATCGCCACTAGATATTCTCACTGCCACCTGTCTGCCTCTTATTCTAGTGTCTTTTTTAGTTGTGCTAGTTGCTACCTCAAAAGGTCCATGTGTTCTTTGTGTTCCTGAAGGGTATGGTCTAGTTTTCATAGTTACATCAACATTACCTGTTTGATTTTTAAAATCAGGTATAAATCTAGAAATAGACATGAAATTATCGCCGTCTGCAATGTCTATGTCTCCTGACTCAATGTGATTTGCCATTGCTGCTCCGTCATCATTGCTTCCTGTTTCGTGAAGATAGACAAAAGTTCTACCTGCTTTTAATCCATTTATTGTAGAGATAGTAGAAGTAGTGTCAGCAGACTCAAACTCTGCAGCATAAGGTACTTCATAAACACCATAATCTGCCCAAGCACTTCTAGCTAAAGTCCCTATATACCAAAGGTTTTCTGCATAATTATAAACAACTAATCTATCTATTTGATCAGAGTTAGCTGAAGCATAAAACCACATAACTTCATTGTAATTAGAATTAGATGCACAGAATACATCTTGTTTCGCGTTTTCATTAATGTCATCAAATACATAATCTTGCACACTACAAGGTATCTTTTTTACTGCACCATCATATAAGAAGAAAGAATCATTACTCATCCAGAATGAGTTACCAGATACGTCAACAGCTGCATTAATACCAACAGCTCCACAATTAGAACCGATTTGTTTAAAACCAAAAGTTAAAGGTGCACCAATAAATTGCATTTGATACAAAGCTGTGTCTGTCCATATCATAACAGCACCTCTTGATCTAACTGCTGTATTAATTTGGTTACCGTCAGTTAATCTAAAAGAGCCTGCAGTGTTAGTTGCAGTTGGTGTCCAATCGCTTGTTGATTCTTGATCAGACCACCTAATAAACATATTATCTTGTGTAGATGTTGTGCCTATTGTTGTTTCTGTGCCTAGACAAATAACGTGTCTGTCATCACCAGAAACAATCATAAATCTTGATTTTGTGGGTGCACCACTTACTTCTGTAGTGCCTGCTCTGTTACTAGATAATCCTGAAGAAGTGTCCCAATAAAATAAACCACCATCAAACTGTAAGGCTAATACGTCTTCTCCCCAGTTATCTAATGCCCATTTTGCTGATTGAAGTAAAACACCCTCACCACCAGTTAATCCTTCACGAGTAGTGTTCCAGGTACTTGTGCTCCATGTGCCTGCGCCCCAACCATAACCAAACAGTGCCACTGCAGCTCCTGTGTTTACTTGATAACTAGCATTAGCTGTAGCTCCTGTAGCACTACTGGAAGCATTAGCTGGGGCTTGAATAGTGTATGTGTCTGAGCTGGGTACTGTCAAGATCTCAAATTCACCTTGTAAGTTAGCTTGTGTTAATCCTCCAACAGCACCACTTACACTAGCAATAGTAACAAAATCACCTATTAAGGCGCCATGACTTGCGTCTGTTACTGTTACTGTAGAGGAGCCACTGGTTGTTGCAAACTGAGTTATGTTGCCTGTTCCAGTAGAACGAATTGGAGTTATGTCTGCATAACTATCTTCAGAATAAGCGTATAGTTTTTTATTAGTTCCATAAATGGCGTATTTAACACCACCAAGGTCAGAGTATGTTAGAATCGCTCTTGTTGCACCTACGAGTGCATCACTAGTAACTTTCTCCCAACCGCCTATTTTTTCTGGTAATCCATAGCGAAAACGAACGTTATCGCAATCTACCCATTTACCCTCTGCGCCGTACTCAGTATTTTGTTTATCTATACCTGGCGCTATCTGTAGTTTTGTTAGCGGCATAATTATATCGCGGTGTCATAAATTCTTATAAAACGATCAGTGCCGTTTACGTTAATACGTATTGCACCTACTTTTGATCCACCTGTATCTGTAGAAGATGAAATGCTTTTTGATCCGTCAGAAGCACTTGTACCGTCAAATCTTATAAACTCTTGATCATCGTCGCCTTGATCTAAAGTTAAAACTGCTATCGCACCAGAGGAGCTAGCCTGATCTATTGTAACAAAACCACTTGTTGGTGAAGATGTTCCGAATCCTACTTTGTCTGCGGAACCGTCAATAAACAATGCATGTGTTAAAGTATTTGTTTCTGCTCTAAAATCTAAAGAACCACCAGAATCATTAAAAGTAAAACCACCACCATCAAAGTCTATGTTTCCTGTAGCTTTTACACCACCGACAACATGCAACTCCGTCGAAGGAGAGTTTGTTTTAATACCTACACGGTCATTACCTGCATCAGTAAAGAACAAGTTTGCATCGCCATTACCTTCAATTCTAAAGTCTAAGTCCGCTGAGGACTCATTAAATACAAAACTACCACCATCAAGAGAAACGTTACCTGCAACAGTCAATGTTCCGTTAGCCGTGATATTTCCTGCATCGTTCAAGACATCGAACATTGTAGAACCGTCAGAATATAAAATGTGTTTAGCACCTTGAACAAGATTAACACCTGTCCCACCTGAAGGTTTAAAAGTTAAGTTATTACCACTGTGTGTTGTAGCATCGTCGACAATGTACCAAGTCTCCACCGCCTCACAACTCATGGTTGTGGCACCCGATAAAGTTCCTGTTAATTTAATGATCGCGTTACTTTGTTCATCTGTAGTAGAACCATCAGTTGCAGTTAAAGTATCGGTTGTGCTAGCAATAGCTACTGAAACATAACCTTTTGCTGCTGATTCTATTTTTTGTAAATTGTTGTTTGTAATAGTACCCCAGGTTCCGGAGTTTTCTCCGCTGGCCTGAAGCTCTAAATTTAAAGTGCTTGAAAATGTTGATGCCATTTATATCTCCTTACCCTACGTCATCTAATAAAGCTGCAACTATACATGTCACTGTAGAAGAGGATGAAATTGCATGTATATCAGCGACAGTTGTATTTGGTAAATTACCAAACCAAGAGTGCCCTGCAGCTATTTTAATTGCATCAGTTGCAGAAGTAGATGCTGTTCCTGCGTCTAAAACAATGTAAACATCATTTGATGTGTCTGTATTTTTTATAAATAAAAAATTCACTTTATCTCCTGTAGCGACAGCAGTTGGAGCAGTGTCATCATCAACGGCTGTGTAGTCTATAAAACTACCTGCTATTAAATCTGTGCTAGAATTAGATACGCTTGTCAGTTTATAATACCATTTATCATTAGCATCTGCTGGCGAAATAGTAACATTAGCAGAGATAGTTTTAGATATCTCATCTGGTAAAACTGTTACATTTAAACTTACTGTTGCGTCATTAGCCATTAATCTGTGCTCCCTGGTTCTACATCAGTATAAGTTACTGTTTGTGAGTCGTCAATCTCACTCCAAATAAAGAAGTCTGGAGATCCAACAGAAAGTGAAACTAAGTTTTGGAAAGCCTCACCAAAAGCTGTTTCTTCTCCAATAGCTGATGTAATTACTCCTGCAGAAGTTGGTGATACGTTTGCTCCACCTGTTGCTATTTCTGTGCCTAAAGAAAATGTTGCCACGTTAGTAGACGGAGATATTGTTGCACTACCTGTTACGGTTTCATCTCCAATACCAGAGGTAATAGCAACACCACTAATAAAAGGTGATCCTACATTTTGAACACCACCACCTCTAACGGAGGCTATGGCAAACTCAGATATTGTGCCGTGGCCGAATAACATTATCCCTTACTATTTGAGTCTTTGACTGATTTAATGTGAGTATACCAAGTTGATGTTTTGGCAGTGTCACCAAATTTTCCGTTATTAATATCGTGCCATAGTTTATCTAATTGTTCATTCCATGATAAGTATTCTATTCTTCTTTTAAATAAAACATTGTCTAAAGCTTCTTTACTATTTGCAGTAGATTCTAGTGCATTTAATTGAGAATCTGTGGGTTTTGCTACACCAGAGACATTCCATGTTTTAATAAAAGGTTTTGATACACCACTTATCATATCGTCTTGCACTTCTATATTTAATCTTTCATTTTGATAATCTTTGGAATTAGATTCTAAATAAACTTTTATTTTAGTGATATATTGAGCCATATTATACCCCTATCAATTTATAACCACCAAATTCATTATAAGCTAAATTAGCTAATAAATTTGCGGCATTATTACTATTATTATTACCAACTGAAGCATAAACTTCTACATAATCATCAGCATCTAAATCAGCAATAACTGCTGTTGTACAACTAATTGCTCCTTGAACACTACTAACCGAAGAGTGATTTCCAGTATGAGCAATAGATGTGCCATTTTTATAGATTCTTGCACTTATTTCAGCTTGGTCAGTTACACTTCCTGAACTGGTATTATGCTCTTGAAAACCTATTCTTGCATATAAAAAATATTTACCTGCTACACCTGGTGTAAATCTATAATTTGTACTTGCATCATACACGGAATCTGTATCAAAAACTTCAGAAGCAAAAGCTACTTTTGTAGCACTATCATGAGGTATACTTTGAGTACCAGATAAATTAGCCATAAAAGCAGGTGTGTTAGATGCTTTTATATAAGAGTAATCAACTCTTTTTATTGTTCCTGCATCAGATACTAAAAATTCATCTGTGTCAGCAGGAGTAGCACCTAAAGCTGTTTGACCTGATATAATATTATCATTTATTTTATCTGCGGTTACAGAATCATCAATAGGTGTAATTGTGCCTCCAACTGCACCAGATATTTCTACAATAAAGATTGATGCTCCACTTGCAGGTGCTGTGCTAAAAGTAATTGATGCTCCACCTGAAGCTAATGTATAATCTGTGCCTGGTTTTTGTATGACACCATCATGTGATACTAGAAGCTGTGCTGCAGATCCTACTTGTGTTCCTAAACTAAATGTCGTGTTAGAACCATTATAAGTATTACCACTTGTATCTAAAACTGCGAAGGTACCACTCTCAATTGATTTTCCTATGTATGCCATTATCCTGTAAACTCCTCATATTCAATTATTTTTGCCCTTTCAGATATTCTTTTAGATTTTATATCATCAGGCATTGCCTTACCACCGTCTGCTGCTCTTTGATGATACCAATCAGTAGAAGCTAAATATTCTTTTGCAGCTATGTTAATTGCATCTTGTGAAGCAAATGAATCTTGTTTGTCCATGTCTGCTTTTACTTTTGCCCACGTAACAGCATCGGGTTTAGCTCCGTAAATATTTTGATCATCAGAATCTGTGCCTGTCACCCATTTTACGTTATTATTAAATTCTGTTTCATTAGTTACATTACCTTGAATGTGAAATTGATAATTACCTAAAGATAATATTGCTTTTGCACAGTTTGCCATTATGCTAATACCTCACAAGCTAAAATTGTTGAAACTTCATTGTCACTATAACCACCAGTGTCCGCAGGCATATTTAAAGTCCACGCTCCTGAATTAGTTTTTATTTGAAACTGGTACGTGGTCTCAGAAGTCGTGCTAGGGGAGTCCATTATTGTTATTGCTTGTGTTTGTGTTCTATAACTTTTTTGTCCATCACTAGGCCACCTTGTTACAATTAAAGGATCGTCAGTAACATTTGAACTAGCAGTAGTATTTCTAAGCCTCATATAAACATTAGCACTACTTGTATTACAACCAATACGAGCAGATATAAAAAATAAAATTTTACTTGAACTAGCGGTGGGTGTAATTGTTACATTCATTCCAGCAGCAGCGTAACTTGTTGAACTATTTGTTTCTGTGCCTGATTTAATTGTTTGCACTATTTGACCAATCTTACCTAATCCTGTTACCTTAGCTGCAGTCACCGCATCATCTGCAATATCTGCTGTCGCTATTGTTCCGTCTGTAATTCCACCTGATACTATTTGTGTCTTACTCATCTATTTTCCTATAATGCGTCTATCTGTTCTTGTGTTGGTGCGTTTACACCATCAACATTCCATGTATGAATATAATCGTTACCTTCTTTTACTTTGCCTTCAGGTGGTGATTTCATATCATTTTGTAAAATAACATTAAATTTATCTAATTCAGATTCATTTTTTCCATTATTTTCTAAATACTTTATAACTTTTGCACTAAGCATTAAACACCTCCTAATTTAAATCCACCTAAAACAGTATCGGTTGGTGCTGCATTAGCAGTACCTCCATTTTCATCTTTAAGATAAACATACATTTCTATTGTATCGCTTGCACTTAAATCTATTATTCCACTTGCGCCAGCAGTATGTTGAGTAGTATTTGTTGTACCTGGAAATTCTAATAAACCACCTACGGTTGTTGAACCATTTTTATATATTCTTACAATAGAATATTCTCCATCACTTCCCGCGGCTGTTCCATAGTCGCAATAACACTGAGCAAAAATATAATACTTCCCAGCACCTCCTGACGGAACTGTGAAGGTCGTTCCATCAAACGCTGAATCACTATCAATTTCATTGTTGGTCATTCCTGTAACTTTTGTAAAAGTAGCTCTTGCTATACTTCCTTGTGTAGATGCTTTTTGTCCAAAGAAAGCTGGAGTAGCTCCACCATTTACAAATCCACTTGTTAACGCTGTTCCTCCGTTAGCTACAGGAACTGCACCTGTTACCATATTTGCTACATCTATTTTACTTAGTGCCATGTTTATTCCTTACTATTTGCATCCTTAACAGCCTTAATATGTTTGTACCAAGAACCTGTCTTATTTAATTTACCATCATCAATATCGTGGTATAATTTATCCAATTGTTCTTGCCACGATAAGTATTCTCTTTTTCTTTTTGAATCTATAGTTGTATTAGATTCAGCAGTGTTACCTGCGGTTTCATAAGAAGCTATTTGAGAATCAGTAGGTTTAGAAAAACTATATGCCCATGTTTTAATATAATCGCCTTTGCCATCACTGTCATTTTGTAAAGATACTTTTGTACTATCCCAACTCGCAGAGTTTGCCTCTATATATAGTTTTACTTTTGTTTTTAAACTCGCCATATTATACTCCTATAATTTTGTATGCTCCAAAATAAGTTTTATTTGTCGATGCTCCATTGATAGTTTGACTGCCACTTAGGTCAGATTGTGCCCATAATTCCATATAATCATTATCATCAAAAGTCTGTATACAAGATACTGTTACAGTATAATCTCTATTTGAACTTGAGTCATTTGCTGCTAAAAAATTACTACCTATAACACTTCCGTTAAACTTAAGTTCTGCTCTCATTGTAGCTTGACTTGTTTGATTATCAAATCTTACTGCTGCAAACACAAAATATTTTCCTGCAACTGCAGGTGTAAATCTATAATTAGATGAATTATCATATGTACCATCTGAGTCAAAAACTTCTGAATCAACTTGAATTTTTGTGCTTGTATCTGAACTAATTGATTGGTCAGAACTTAATCTAGCAAAAAAAGAAGGTGTGTTTTGAAAAAATTGTGCATCGATTCTTTTTATTGTACCTGCGTCAGATATTAATAATTCATCAGTTGCTGCAGGCGCTGCAGCTAATTCTGTTTGTCCTGATATAATATTACTTGCTAAACTTGCAGGTACGACACCACTAGCAGGAACATCAATTGTTCCTACAGCCTTTGCTTGATGAACTACATAAATATTATTTGTGCCAGAAGGAGGTGCTCCAGTAAATGTAAGCGTAGTTCCGCTTATACCATAAGCAGAGTTTGGATCCTGTCTTACATTTCCAACAAATACTTCTATGTCAAAAACTGAACTCGGTGCAATGTCTAATGTAAACGCTGTTGTGCTTCCATCACCATTAAACCTTTTACCTTGAAGAGATTGAAAAGTATTTCTGGTATCTAAAGGTGTACCAATAAAAGGCATCTTATGTTATCTCCATTATTGACAAAGCAATGTCAGCTGCACCTGATGCCGCTAATGAAAGCGTATCGGTGGTCTCCATTACTACTTTGTTGCCCGCGAGCAACTCCAAAGTCCCGCCAACAGGAATAGGTGCATTGGTAACAAGCTCAACTGCCTGGTTGGCCTCGTTATTTGCTCCTGCTCTGTTAGAGGTGTCTGAACTTAAAGTAACTGAAGCAGTAATTTGTCCAGTTGTGGTATTGCCTACCATAATACCAAGAACAACAGTTGTTGTAGAACTTGCTACTGTATAAATAACATCTGAACTAGTAACTCCTGCTTTTGTTACGACTTTAAAAGTATTTGCCATTTAGCCTCCTTTATATATTACCCTAATGCGATTGCAAGAGCCGTGGGATCCTCCTGAGAAAATCCTTGAGCTGTCATTAAAGTTACCACTCTAGATAATGCTGCTTTACGGTTTGTCCCGCCGGCACCATCATCCACTATTATTAAATCTGATGTTGTTAAATCTGCGCCTATGTCAGTTCCTCCATCAATCTCTAATGCTGTTAATGCTACTTTACCTGCTGTAGATATTGTATCCAATTTTGAATCTGCGATTGCAGCGCTTGATTTAATGTCTGCATTTACAATGTTTGTTATTGTGTTGTTATCTGAATCAATAGATTTGTTTGTTAAAGTTTGTGTTGATGCAATACCTGCAATTGTATCTGTTGTTGCAGGTAATGTTAATGTCGTGTTACCAGAAAAATCAGCATGCGCTGGTGCTTGAATAGCCGCGTAGTGAGCGTTTGATGACTCACAATAAAATCTAACTTGTGATTGTGCGCCTGTATTTTTAACATCAACAACACCACCCTCTACTGTTAAATCATCTCCTACAGTAACATCAGCAGTTACCGTTAAATTACCACTACTATCTAATTTTAATCCATTACCAGAACCTACAGTTCCTCCTGATTTAATTACTAAATTATCACTGTCAGAATCATCTACAGCGAAATGAAACTTATCTGCTCCTTGTGTATCTAATATTATTGCTGGATCGCCAGAGGCTACATCTATTTCTATGTTACCTGTAAAAGTATTTGCACCTGATAAAGAAGCAAATAAAGAAGTTACATTAGTGCCACCTATGGTTATTGCATCAGCTTCTACTGTGCCATCAAAAAAAGCATCTTTAAATTCTAAAGAACTTGTGCCTAAATCTACATCATTGTCAGTTACAGGAGCTAAAGCACCATCAACTAGTTTAATTTGATCAGCACCTGAAGCTCTAAATAAAATATTATTATCAGTGGCAAAATCAATGTCATTGTCAGCATCTCTACCGACTACTAAACTTGTATTTTTTATGGAAGATATATTTAAATTATCACTGCCGTCTTCGAAAACTAATTTACTTGCAGGTATTGTACAAAATACGTCTTTTGTACCTGCACTAAAATCTACAGCACTATCACTATTAGAACTTGAGATAACTGTTGTTCTTGTTAAATCAGAACTATCTCCGTCTAAAGTTCCAAGTCCTACTTCAAACTCAGCTTGATCTTGATGTGCAATACAATAATAAACTGTGTTTGAGTTACCAATACCAGCTGCAAAAGTTTCAAAACCGGTAACTGCTCCAGCTAAGGAAACTGCACCCGTGCCTGTCGTGGTTGTGGTTTCTTTTACTCTGTCGTTAATTACTAACGCCATTTAAATTCTCCTATGCTAATCTTAATATAGCGTTACTAGCATCAGCGGTAGGAAACTGAATTGTAAAAGTTCCACTGGTAGAAGTTTTATCACCACCAAAATCTAAAACAGCTACAGCTTTGTTTGATTGAGAGCTATTATAAATTAATGCTCCTCTTGCTGTAATTGTTGCAGAGGTGAAAGAGATATCAGCGAAATCACAAATAGCAGTTGTTCCAGAAGTTGTAGGTGTAACACTTGTTAAAGATCCCCCACCTGAACTATATGTTCCTGAATCAGATACCTCGTTAGAGGTGCTAAATGCAGTTGTGCTAGCACCTAATGAAGCACTACTTGTGTATAAAGCTATTTTAAAAGTATCACCTGAACTCGCTGTAAAGTTGTGTGTTCCTACTAATAACTCTTGTTTAAAACTTGTACAAACAGCTTGACTTATTGCCATGTTTTATTCTCCTATGGGTTTTTTGACTGCAAAGGAGTTCTTAACGCTCCGTGCATATATTCATCTCTTCGGTGTCTTCCTTGTTGTTCTATAACTAACTCTTGAAGAGCACGTTGATATGATTGTTCATAAATTTGCAGCATTTGAGCTGGTCCCTTCAAAAACTTGAAGGCTTCTGCAAGACATCCGTAAAGTAATAATGCAGGAGCATTATCACCTAACCATGAGGTACTGTTTGAACTAGACAGTCTTGTTGGTAATCTAGTTATACCTAACTCTACGTTATATGCTAGATCAGGAGTAGGTGCAACATAAATTGTGTTGTGGTCCCACCATGCCCAATATCTAGGCTCTGCAGTTGCAGTCCTATCTGGCCAATATTCATTCATATAACTTACATCTCTTTGTTCTAAAAAACTTCTTGTAGGTGTTCCTGAGGGTGCAAATATTTGCATTGTTCTAACAGTTCCTAATGAAGTTGGCTCTGGTCTACTACCACCTGGTAAAGACAAAAATGGATTACTAGCTGTTAAATTAGCACTTTGATGAGATTTAAATACGTCAATATCTACGTCTCTAAATATTCTATTTTCTGCGTGTTCAATAAAATCATTGGTTATAGTAGAAGTTAAGATATCAGAGCTGACTTCTGTATAATCTAAAATTTGTTGAGTTAATTCTGAATATGTTGTGGCCATTATGAAATACTTACCGTTACGCTTCCTAAGTAAGAAGATACTACAGGAGGTTGCTTTTTAGAAACTTGCATAGAATTATTATATTCAAAAAATCCTGAACCGCCAACAAAAACTGTCATTGGCTCTGTTCTATCAGGTCTAGCGTCTTCTATACTCTGTGCATCTGAAGAATGTCTTTGTCTTTCTAATTGAGGGTGTTTTGACTCAAACTCAGATTTGTGAACTAAAGATCCATTCCATTCTTTACGCATTTCCTTGTAAGGAAACTGTATGCCGCTTCTATCTGATATTGCTTGTGAGTATTTACCAGTTGCTTTTGGCATTAGATATAACTTCTC